TTGCTGCTTGTCTTTCTCTGCGTGTCATTTGTTTTTCTCCATGTTTAATTCTGATTTGAGGGTAGCTATCTCAAAGCGTAGCCTTTCAATTTCGTTTGCAGCGTCCCGCAAGTCTTTTGCGGTTAGCGTTAAGCCTTGATCGTGCAAATCTGCTGCGAGGTTGTGTAGGTGCTGAGGATTCATCAAGCGGCCTCTGTGCGTTCTTGGTTAAACGTCATGCGAGCATCTTGTGAAGCGCCAGTATTGACGAAAACATATCCGGCTGAGCCATTGTCGCCACAGGCCCAATTTCCGACCCAATCCATTTTTGCCGCAAATGCCATTGCAGCGGCTCTATGGTTTTGTTCTGTGCTTAATGCATAATTCCAGTCAATTGTGATTGACTTTGGCTTGCCAAAATAGGAAGCGCTTTGACTTGCTTTAATGCGTGATCCGCGCTGATTGGTTGGGCCAAGGTATTTTGTGATGATTGTTTGCATTGTCTCATTCCTTTTTGTTGTGTTGCGGTATCACCATGCAAGCAAAGTGATACCTTGTCTATTGTTACGTAGCGTCACTTTAAATCGTTTGAAACGTTCACAGGGAATGTTTCCCCATGTTCCATCATGCAATCAACTGCAGCGATCTTTGCCGCTTCTAACGTGTCGTAGTGAGTGTTGCACAATGCCGCCGGAACGCGACCAACAAAGATGAATTTTCCAGTTGGTGCTTTGGTTATTACTGCTGCTTTGAACATGGCCCATCCTCTCTTATGCTAATGTTTTTGCAAAATCTGGTATTGTGCCGTCGATCACTTGGATGCGCATTGCGTGGCAATTGTGCTTCTCTGCTAATATGCGCATGACCTTGCGGGCTTGTTCCATGCTTGTCGCGTTTGTGTATAATGGCTGTTCATGCAGTTTGTCGGTTTGATCTGCGGTTAATCCCCAAATAACGTATTCCATGGCTTTTCCTTTCCATTGCTTGTGATACCAAGGTAATACTAAAAAGGTATCAATGCAAGAGGGGGTAGGCCAAAGTGACGTAACGTCACAAAATGGACGCAACACACAGTAATGCGCCGGTTGCACACGGACGCGCGCGAATAGAACAAGTGTTCAATTAATGCAATACACTTTTAAGCAGAGCAAAACACAGCTAAGCAATATTATTTAACATAATACCTATTATGCGCTCCACTTATAGTTGTGCAAAAAGCAATCCTTTGTGTTTAACTTGCGTTTTGCTGAAAGCCCCCCCCCGTCTAGCCCCCACCCCGCCCCCATTATTATTATACATTCCCACACAGAAAAATTCGTGTTATATAAATCGAAGGGGGTGCTGCCCTTGCGAAGAACGCTTTCCTCCCTGTGCGTTGTTCTGAGTTATCCTTCCTGCAGCCCCCCCGCCCTCCCCGCTTGCTTTTGCGCGGTATCATGTTAAAATTTGCGTGAAATTAGAGAAGGATTTAGTATGGCTGGCAGGTCATTGCAGAAGAAGCGCTTAGCTGAAATTAGGCAAATGGGTGGTGCTGAATTTTTGCGGGAGTGGATACTTGAGGGAAAATCTATTAAATCCTTAGCGCAGAAGATGGAAATCCACAGCGGCACTTTGCGCAATCTTATTTTATCTGACGCGGAGCTTACGGCTGCTGTGGATAGCGCTCGTAGGGACGCTGCAGACGCGCATTTTGAGCAGGCTTTTGAGTTAATTTCGGAGGTATCTGAGCGCCGCCAGAGGGAGATTTTTGAGGCGCTGGATGAAAACCACACGCGGGATATTAGTGAGGCTAATGTAAATCAGGTTGATCTTGGGTTACTCAAGCAGAAAGTTGGTCAGCACAACCTTGCAGCGTCTAATTGGAACCCTGAGAAATATGGTGGAAGAAACCAGCAGCAGATTAATATTAATATTGGTGATTTTCATTTAGATGCGCTTCGCAAGATGAAGGTGATCAACCATGAGTAATGCCGCAGAAAATACGATGGTTGACTTTGTGCGGCGGTACAGCAAAAAGCCTGCTTTATTTGTGCAGGAGGTGCTTGGCGTAGAGCCATTGCCATATCAGACTGAGTTTTTAGATGCGATTGCGTCTGGCGAGCGTAAGATTAGCATTCGTTCTGGTCATGGTACGGGTAAGTCTACTGCGGCATCTTGGGCGATGTTGTGGTATTTTTTGATGCATTATCCGAATAAGGTTGTTGTAACTGCGCCGACCAGTAGCCAGCTTTTTGATGCGCTGTTTGCGGAGTTAAAGCGTTGGATTAACGAGTTGCCTGATGGGTTGCAGAGCATACTTAACGTAAAGTCGGATCGCGTTGAGCATACGTCTGCGCCGAGTGAGATGTTTATTTCAGCGCGTACCAGTAGGGCGGAGACGCCGGAGGCATTGGCTGGTGTGCACTCTGAGCATGTTATGTTGGTTGTTGATGAGGCTAGTGGTGTTCCCGAGCAGGTATTTGAGGCGGCTGCTGGGTCTATGTCGGGTCATAACGCGACGACGATTATGTTGAGCAACCCTACGCGAAGCAGCGGTACGTTTTTTGAAAGTCAGACGCGCATGGCTGATAGCTGGTGGACGCGCCGCTGGTCTTGCGTGGATAGTCCTTTGGTGAGTGATGAGTTTGTTGATGAAATGCGTTTGCGCTACGGTGAGGAGAGCAATGCGTTTCGTATTCGTGTGCTGGGTGAGTTTCCGCTTGCTGATGATGATACGATTATTCCGTTTCATCTTGTGGAGAATGCCACGCACCGCGATGTGCAGATTGATGAGGATACCAAAGCGGTCTGGGGGTTGGACGTGGCTCGCTTTGGGCAGGACAAGACTGCGCTGTGTAAGCGTCAGGGTCCGATTGTAACTGAGCTTAGGTCTTGGTCTGGATTGGATTTGATGCAGACTGTGGGCAGGGTTGTTGCGGAGTATGAGGCGTTACCGCCCAGCAGACAGCCCGCGCAAATACTTGTCGATAGTATCGGCGTAGGCTCAGGTGTGGTAGACCGCCTGCGTGAGATTGGCCTGCCTGTGCGCGGCGTGAACGTAGCTGAAAGCCCATCTATGGGCGATACCTATCTTAATCTGCGCAGCGAGCTTTGGTTTAAGACGAAGGGTTGGCTTGAGGATCGTTCTTGCAAGCTGCCAAAGAATGATCAGCTTATCGCAGAGCTAACCAGCATTCGCTATAGTTTTACCAGTAGTGGCAAAATGAAGGCTGAAAGTAAGGATGAGATGCGCAAGCGTGGGCTTTCTTCGCCTGACTTGGCTGATGCGTTATGTTTGACGATGGCAAGTGATGCGGCGACTGCTTTGAGTGGCGCGTTTATAAGTTGGCGCGGTGAAATAAGAAGAAATTTGCGTGGAATTGCATAAAGTGTTATGGTGCGCAAAAAGGAGTTATTCATGCCGTTAAAGAGGGGGTATTCTAAGAAAACTATTTCTAAGAATATTCGGGCTGAGATGAAGTCTGGAAAACCTCAAAAGCAGGCTGTTGCAATTGCTCTTTCTGTAGCGAAAAAATCTAAAAGGAAGAAAAAATGAAATTTACTCCATGTAAGAATTGTCCTACGCCTGCTGCGTGTAAGCGTGCTGGCAAGTGTCAGGCTGGAAAGTATAAGTAATGGCTAAAGGACTTTATGCAAATATTCATGCCAAGCGAAAACGCATTGCGGCGGGTAGCGGTGAAAAGATGCGTAAGGTTGGGTCAAAAAATGCGCCTACTGCTAAGGCGTTTAAAGATGCGGCAAAAACTGCGAAAGGTAGAAAGAAATGAATGCGGGACAAGCGATAGGCTTACTAGCTGGCTTAGGTGCGCTTAATGCATTGCGCGGTGGTCGTGATGGCGCAGGGCCAAGATTTACTGGGTTGCTTGACATGATTGACGGCGGCGGTGCCGGTCGGTCTGGGGATCGCTTTGAGGGTGGTGGATTATTGTCTGCGCTAGGCAATCTTTTTGCTAAGCCGTATGAAGCACAAGATCGTGTGGAGCGCATTGCTACGGATGCTAGGTCTGCGAACGGTGGAATGACTTTAAGGCCGCGTGCAAGACCTGAGATGGTGTCTCGCAATAATGTTGAGCCAATTGATGCTTATGGTGTTGTGCCAGCGCTTTCTTCTCGCAATAATGTTGAGCCTGTTGGTCCTTATGGTCTGATGGCAACCCCTGCTGCTTCTAGAGAAACAGCGCCCCTACCGATGAATTACGCATTAGATTTTGCAGATGACATTTTTGACCGTGCTAAAAGTTATCAAAGGCAGGGTACGGACGTTCTTGACGCAGACCCGCGTATCCGCGCAGAGTTTAAACTGAATACAATGTTTCAAGACCCCCCTATGTACCCTGACGACCCAGAGATGACCAGTCAAGATTACTTGGCCCTTCTGCCGCCCGTTCCGCCCCAGCCTGTTAGCGGAATGCCCACTCCAATGCCAACACAGAGCCGATTTGGCCCTGACGGGCCGCAAACGGCTGAAGACTTTGGAATAATACATGCAGAAATACAACGGGATTTAGGCATCCGACCTGCGCAGTTGTATGATATGGTTTCAAACGATCCTGATCAGTACGAACGTTTGCTTTCAATATATTCTAGGTATGGTGGTTAATGCCTACCAAGCGCAAATCTGGGCCGAACTTAAGTGTGGGTCGTGGCGAAAAGTTGCCAGTCAGCAAGGGTGCTGGCCTGACAGCAAAGGGCCGAGCAAAGTATAATAAGGCAACGGGTAGTAAGCTAAAGCCGCCTGCCCCTAACCCTAAG